AGAATTAAAAGAATTGCTATAAGTCACAAATTTTTCTTACCCATTTCATAACATTTAGACGAATGTTAGACTCATAGTTATAAATACCGAAAGAAAAGAATAATATTTCAGATTTATTTTTTTTTAATATGTCTTTGTCTCATTTTTCTTTTCGGTCGGTGTAATAACCATTATTTTCAATATTTAAATTAGTTATTTGATTATTTTTATCAGAATTATTTAATAAAGTATTATTGTATAATTTAATTGCTTTTTCTTTTTTTTTATCATACATTTGAGTAATAAATTCTTCAACTTTCTTTTTTATATCATCATTTTTTTTAAAATCATTGTATTTATTTTCTATATTTTTTATTTGTTCATGAAATATTTTATCCATAATAATGAATTCTTCATCTTTTAACGATTCTTTATAAAAATCCTTTAAGTGTTTGTTTAATTTATCCATAGATTTATCAATAATATCTTGCATATTCATTGTTATAAATTTTTCAACATTATTTTTATAAACAAGCCCAGTGTTTGTTTCTTTTTCAATAACAACATTTAAATTTTTTTCATTTTGTAGAATATTATCTAATAAGTTTGAATACATAATTTTAGATAATAAGATGGAATGTCTTGTAAATTTAGTAATTCTACTAACATCCCAATCATTATCAAAAGGTTCTACATTAAAATTTACATATAAATTTTTATTATAGTTATTATTATAATTATTATTAATTGTATTATAATTTATTGTATTATTTGATACATTATTTAAATTATTTGTATTATTTACTTTTTTTTTTAAACAATTTTTTTTATGTCTTGTTAAATTATATCTTCTAGAAAATATTTTATAACATATATCACATGAAAAAATATTATTTTCTTCATTATTATTTTTTTCAATTAATTGATTATTTTCAATTAATTGATTATTTTCATTATTAATATTTTCAATATTTACATTATTCATATGATTATTTAATTTGTCTTTTAAGCATGTTAATTCATTATTATTTTTATTATTATTTTTATTATTATTTTTATTATTATTATTATTTTCATTATTATTTTGATTATCTAAATCTAAATCTAAATCTAAATCTAAATCTAAATCTAAATCTAAATCATTATTTAAATTATTTTGACATTCTTTTTTTATATGTATTGTATCATTTTTATTTAAAATAGTTTTATTTTTTATTTTATTTTTTTTTTCAATCATTTGTTCAATAATATTATTATCAAAATGTAAATGTTTAATTAAAGACATTTTTTCAAGTTCATTATCATTATAATTATATGATTTTATATTTCTTGGACATTTATTTTTTCTATTTACATGTCTATTCATTTCAACTTTTTGTTTAGTTATATGTCCACATCTTTTGCATTCATAATATGACATTATTAATAAATAGTATAAATATTTTAAGTAAAAAAGTAAAATAAAGTAAAAATAAAGTAAAAAATAATATTATATAATATTTAAAAATTAAATATATTAATATTTTTTATCAATAAAATATGTAAATATAAATAAAAAAAAAATAAAAAAATAAAATATATAAAAAATAATAAAGTAATTTTTACTCAAAAATTACTCATAATGAGTAAAAATGAGTAAAAAAATGAGTAAAATGAGTAAAATGAGTAAAATGAGTAAAATGAGTAAAGTAAAAATGCAGTAAAAAATATATAAAAATATGAAAAATTTACAAAATATTTTATAAAAAAACACTGTACATAAAAAGGATTTTCAAACTCAATAACAAAATTTGGGTACATAACTCATTTATACAAAAAAAAAATTGCGTAAAAATTTATCCTTATAAAATGGCACACGTAAAGCATAATTTTATAGTAAATGTTATAAATCTATATGCGTTATTTTAGATGTAAATAAAAATAAAAATATCAAAAAAATAAACTGGCATACATAAATAAAAAATGTCATAAAAATATATGCGTTATTAGGTGCTAAGAAAAACCTCCTCATAAAAAAAAGTCATCAAACAGAAATGGCACACATGAAGCATATTTTCAAACTGATTACACAAATCTTACACGGTGCCTGGTGCTGAGAAAAACGGTCTCTCAAAAAAAAGTCATCAAACAGAAATGGCACACATGAAGCATATTTTCGAACTGATGACACAAATCTTACACGGTGCCTGGTGCTGAGAAAAATGGCCTCTCAAAAAAAAGTCATCAAACAGAAATGGCATACATAAAGCATATTTTCGAACTGATGACACAAATCTTACACGGTGCCTGGTGCTGAGAAAAATGGCCAAAAAATACGATTTTTGAAAAATGAAAATGGCATACATAACTTATTTCAAATTGAAAAATGTTAAAAATATAACACAGTAGCAGGTGCTGAGAAAAAATCAAGAATTTTAAAAAACCTTCAAACAAAAGTGGCATACATAAAGCATATTTTCAAACTGATGTTATAAATCTAACACAGTTGGAGGTGCTAAGAAAAATTTTTTGCGTAAAAAAGTTATCCTTAAAAATTAGTGGCATACGTAAATAGGCGTAGTATATAATATGCATAAAAAAAATAAAAAAATAAAATATATATAAAAATAAATATAAAATTTTACTCATTTTTTGGGGTATTAAAAATAAATAATTTTATATATTACTGTAAAGGGTTAAAAAAATGAAAAAAAACCAAGTAAAAAAATGAAAATTAAAATTATGAGACGACAGATTTACTCAAAAACCAAGTAATTTTCTCCTAAAAAAAAAATTGTTGTGAACATTGGGAAGTTTACAAATTTTTTTTTTTTAATTTTTTCATCTCTGCAAAATTTCTCAATGCAAATTAAATTTTTTTTTTGTGAGTAAATTACTTGGTTTTTGAGTAATTGGTTTAGTCCTTCTCAGTCAGACAAAAAAAATATATCATAAATTTTTATTACTGAGAACAGTCGCAAAATTTTCAAAAACGTAAATTACGCTAAATGAGCAAAATGCACTTTTTTACATAAGAGAAAATATACATATAATCAATTTTTTTATACTATACCTATGTTAATTATTCCTATAAAAAAATTACTTAAAATTTTAAAAAAATGAGTAAAATGGCATACATAACGTATTTATCAATAAAACTTACAAATAAAAATACATAAAAAAATACATAAATAACAATAATTATCAACAAAATTAAAAAACAGTATCAATAAAAATATAAATTATTTATAAAAAATAATATACAAACAAATAATAAACATAATAATTATAAAAATAGTATTATTTCATATTTTTATGATAAAACAAAAAAGTAAAAAAGTAAAAAAAGTAAAAAAAGTAAAAAAAGTAAAAAAAGTAAAAAAGTAAAAAAAGTAAAAAGTAAAAAAGTAAAAAAAGTAAAAAAGTAAAAAAGTAAAAAAGTAAAAAAAGTAAAAAAGTAAAAATAAAAATAAAAATTATATATATTTTTTTTAATATATAAATATATGTATGGATTATATTTTATATTATTATTTATAATATTATCAATAATCAGGTCATTATTTGATGATAATAATAGCAATGAAATAATTATAAATAAAAGTTATTTACCACCTAAAACATATATAATATCAATATGGGTATATATTTATTTTATTTTAATATATTATTTCTTAAATACAAATGAAAAGAAAGATAAAAATTTTTTATTAAGATTTTGTTTATTATTTTTTATAAGTTTATGTTTTTTATATGAAATAATTGTACAGGGAAAATCATCAAGATTTTTAAAAAATTATAATTATTTTATCATTGCATTTTTAATATTAATGTCTTATATGATAATGAAAAGAACTAATGGTAAAAAATATTATATTATTCCATTAATAGCCTGGATTACCTATATCACAATATTAACAATAATAGATGATTTAAATATAAAAGATTTATATATAGAATTAAATAAATCAATAAATCAATAAATTGATAAATCAATAAATCAATAAATCAATAAATCAATAAATTAATAAATCAATAAATATTATAATAATTATTAGTATGTTTAAAATTATTTAATAATGATGAAAATGATGATTTTTTATGACCAAAAACTTCACATGAGTTTATTCCTATTAAAAAGTCAATAAATGCTAATTCTTCAAAATTTAAATAATTTAAATTATTTTGAATAATAAAATCATCTTTAAATAATATATTTTTATAAGAATATAAATCATTAATTAATAAATGAGTTTTACTTAATTTTTTAATATTTGAACATGCTATATAAATTTTTAATTGATTATTTTTAAATTTTAATCTTTTTAAAAGTGAATCAATAGAATGAACATTAGTTGTATTGAAGAAGTCAGTGAAATCAGTTTCATATCTAAAATGAATATAGTTGTATTTAGGAGGCAATAATTTTTTTTTTAAAATATTAAAAATAGTAAATAAATTATTATTAGGTTTAATTTTTAAATAATATTTATGAAGTTGATTTTTAAAATTATTAATAGCAAAAAATTGTTTTAATACAATATATTTACTTTTCATATGTTTTAAATGATTAATGACTTCATTTTCATTTTTAAATATTTCAATAGCTCTTTTATTTTTATAGTTAAATGTATTATTTGGATTTATGTCTTTTTTAATTATTTCAAAATCAATATAAGTTGAATAAGTAGAAAAATATTTTTTATTAAATAATCTACCAAAAGGTTGGTCAAAAAATAATTTTATATTATCTTTATTTCTAAAAGAACAAAAACGAAATGTAAATATAAATTGATTAGATATACAAAAATGAATTGCACATTGAATATCTAATATTTGATTACATAAACCACCGAATGTATCGAAAACAAGTATCATATTATTAATATATAATTTATATTTATTAATATAGCAAATTTATTATATATAAAATTAAATGTTGTTTTTAGAAATATTATTTTTATAAATATTATAATATAATTTACAAAATAAATAAGGACAAAATACAACTGTTGAAAATGAAAAATGATGTGCACCCATATTTTTATATAAAAGTAAATCTTCATATTTTGTTATTCCACCTCCTCCAATAATAATGCAATCTTTATACTTTTTATTGATATAATTAATTAGTTTTTTGTTATAAGGTATAATGGATTTACCACTTAATCCTCCATTTTTAGTAGGTAAAGTATTAGAGCAATGAAATTGACGAAAACCAAGTTTATAATAATAATCAATTAAATTAAAATCAGTATTAGGACTTAATTTAATGATGCACCATTTACGTTGATTATTTAAAAAATCTTGTATTCCTTCATTAATCATTTTTTTTTCAGCGTTAGGACAACTAATATTAATTTCTAAATTTGTATTTATAGGAATTTTTTTTAGAAATAAAGGAATTTCTTCTTTATTTAAAATTGCTATACTTAATATTTCATTATTTTTTAAGTGTTGTAATCCATAATCTATACCTTTATTTCTTAATCCTATTTTATTTATCCATCCATTATAAGTAAAATCATATCTTAATGTTTTTAATATTTGTAAAAATAAACCATCTCTTGAATAATAAGTATAACTTCCTTTAATTGGAGTTAAATAAGGAATTTGAATATAATTACTAAAAGGTGGATTTATAAATATCATAAATTAATATTGTAATAATTTTTTAAATATTTTTATATTATTTAAAATTATAATGAATACAGTTTCAAATCAAAAAGTTTTAGTTGGAGGTAAAACTAAAAAAACAGTAAAATGTCCTAAAAATTGCAAATGCATAAAATGTGTTAAGAAAAGATCAATTAAAAAATCAATAACAAAAAAAGTAAGTAAAGGTGGTGCAAGATATTTAACAAATCAAACAAATTTAGCATATATATGGAATTCAATGTTAGTAAATAAAATAATAGAAGAAAAAAAGGAAAATTTAAATAAAACAAAATTATATACACCTAATGATTTATTAAAATATACTTGTTTAAATGTAAAAAAAGAAAATTTCAATAATTCATTGAAAAATGAAAAATCATATGCATTGATTGTAATAGATTTACAAAATGATTTTTGCGATAGACCATATACTAGAGAAGGTAAAGTTTTATTATGTCAAAATATTGAAGAAAATACAAATTATAGAAAACATGAAAATCCTGCCAAATATATTTATAATATTAGTAATAATTCTAGAAGTAGTACAAGTAGTACAATTAGTACAAGTAGTAATAATTCTAGAAGTAGTACAAGTAGTAAAAATAATAAATTACCAATAGGATTAGTAAATTTTGTTCATAAAAAAGAGTTAAATCAAGTAACAGGAAATAATGTTCCAGCTATAAGTAAATTAGGTAATTTTAATGTTGCTGATTCAGGAACAAAAGGAGAAGATTCATTAATTTCCAAAATAATGAAAAAAATTAAATATGCTGTTAATGATCCAAATTGTAAAAAAATTATATTTACAAGAGATTATCATCCAGATGGACATATGTCATTTAGTCCATTTTTAACTGGTGATCAACCAATAGAAAGTCAAACAAAAAATAGTAGAAAAACACATTCACCTTATAGTGGATGTACAGGTGGATGTTTTCCATCTCATTGTCTTCAAGGACATAATGGTTCAGATTTAATAGAAGAAATTATCGATTATTTAGATTATGAACAAAATAATTATAATAGAAATCAAAATTTATTAAAAAATTTTCATGAAAAAGTAGAAATTTTATTTAAAGGTTTTGATTCAGAATGTGATTCATTTACGGGAGTTAATAAAAAAATAATTGATAATTATGCGTCAAATACTAATTCAAAAACAAATTCAAATAAATCATGTTCTAGTATATCGGGTAGTTATCAATTAGTAAAAAATGGAGAAGTTAATTATTTAGATTCATTAGCTTTTAATGATTTTATTATTAAAGAAGGTAATGATTATAATATTTATGAATTAAAAGAAAATACATATCAATCTACATTTGGAAATTCTAGAAAATTAAAAATACAAAATAAAGAATTAGTACATAATAATAAATATGAATTAGTTGCTTATAATTTCAATAAATTATTAAGAGATGTTGATGAAATACAAGTTTGTGGCTTAGCTGGTGATTATTGTGTAAGAGATACAATTAAAGCATTAGCGGAAAAAAACACAAAAAAAGATGTTGTATTATTAGGAGGATTAACAAGATATGCTGTATTACCATTATTTACAATGAAAACAGTACCTATCCATAATTATCAACCAAATATGAATGTACCTACTATTGATGCTACGAAATACGAAAAACTATATGAAAATGAAGTAATAAATAATTTTAATGAAACAACAAATCAAAAGAAATCATTGTATTATTATGCTTTAGAAAATAAAGGAAAATATAAATTAATTGATACAATAGAAAAAGGATTTTTTAATTTCAATTATTCGCCCAAAAAAAAATTATTAAAAAATAAAATTACAGCAAATGATTTAGTAATTGGTGCTCCTCCAACAAAATTTCATTTTATTACACCACCAGAAGAAATTATTAAAGATTTTATTGAACAATCAAATATAAAAGTTCGATTATGTGAAGATGAATTTTTATATAAAGAAATAATAGGTAGTACAATATTAGATGAGGGAAGTTTCATTTAATGAATATTCATTAAATCGTTCTACAGAAAATAATTTTAAAATTAATGAAAAAGAAGATAAATATTATAAAGTAAAATTAACAAGTAATTTTAAAAAAAAATAGTATAACAGCAAATAAAAATAAAGAATTTATTTTAAAAATTAAAAAATTAAGAAAACAAGTAATTGTACAAATAAAAATAAATAATAAATTTATTAATCAAACTTATAAAAATATTAATGAATTAAAGAAAGATTTTGAATTAGTGACAAATTAGATTTATTAAACCTCCATCGAATGGTCATTAGAATTTAAATCAATATTAAAATTTAAATTATCAATTTCATCATCTTGTTCTTTCATTTCATAATAATGTACTGAAAATTTATGAATAATATAATCTAAATGTTTGCATGAATCTAATTCATCAACACCTGGACTACAGCAAGAGCAATAATAATGAAATCTATTACATGTATATAATAATTCTACATCAACAATAAAAGGATTTTCATTAAAATCATAATCACATACAGGAAGCCATAATTTATTATTATATCCATGAAAACGTACATTTTCAGGTCTTAATTCTACTAAATGAAAATATGAGTTGTATATAAAATCAACCATATAATCACAATGAACGCAATATTTTTCTTTATCACAACTACATTTAACAGTTAATTTCCGTTCAGGTAAATTAAAATTCATTTCTACTATATATTTAGGTGAGTTTTCTCCATTAAAGTCATATATTAATGCTAAGTTATTTTCAAGTTGGTACATAATGAATAATTAATAATTAATTCACATAAAAAAAATCAATTTTTAATTAATTTATTAAAAATTATAAAAAATTAAAATATATAAATATACTTAATACAATAACAATAATAAATATAAAAAAATAAGTACTATAATTCCAACTTAAATTTATACAATTCATTTTAGTAAAAATAGAAAAAATAAAATCTGTAAAAAGGGCAATACTTAAATATATAATTAATTCTTTTTTAGTTAATTCTAGATTATTACAACTTAAAAAATATAATTTATAAAAAATAACTAAAAAAAATGGTAAGCTTAAAGTGTCTTTTAATTGACCTAATTTCATATAATAATATATTATATAATATATATAAAAAACAAAAAAAAACAAAAAAAACAAAAAAAACAAAAAAATTAATATTAAATAATAATAATTAAATAATGTTTTTTTTATTTACAAGAAAAAAGGAAAAAGATAAAATAAATAAAAAAGAAATAATAATTAATGAAAATGAAAATAATGAATGTTTATTATGTTTAGAAAGTAATAATAAAGTTTTTTATAATTATGATTATGAAAATAATAGATATATTCATAATTGTATATGTAAGCCATCCATTCATTATTTATGTTTCAAAGAAAATTATGAATTAAGAGAAAGTTGTATAATATGTTTAAAAATAATAGAAAAAATACCTAAAAAAAATTTTATTTATTATTTTATTAGATTTATTAAAATTAAATTATTAATATTATTATGTATTTTATTTTATACAACATTTTATTTAATTATTGATTTTGATATTATGTGTATTCATATAGATAGTTATGAAATGAAAAATGAATATTTTCAAAATGAAGATATCTATTATGTATAATTTTTAGACGAATATTTAATATTAAAAATAACTTATTTAAAAATAAAAATATAAAATTATAAATAGAAAAAGTTAAACAAGAGAAATGAAAAATTTTATTAATTTTATATTTTCTTTGTATTTTACATTTAATTTTATTAATAACTTTAATCAATACACATTAATTCATTTTTTCGTATATTTATTGATGGATAATATATATTTTATATTTTATGAAAAAGAAAACAAATTAAAAAATGATATAATAGTTCATCATACAAATTGTTTATTATTAATATATTCAACAATAAAATTAAATAATTATATTAATCATAATCAATATAATAATTTAGATATATTATTTTCCTTACAAGAAATAACAACAATTATTATTTCATTAAAAAAAATAGTAAAAAATGAATATAAAAAATATATAAATTTTGTTTTACAAATAATATGGGTTCCATTAAGAATTATACTTCCATTTACAATAGTAATTTATTCATATATGACAAATAATGAAAATAATATATATTTTCGATTAAAAATATTTAGTCAATGTATTTTATTATTATTAAATACAAAATGGACATTCATCTTTCTAAAAATAATAAAAAGTACAAATCATTATTCATCCATGTTATTATTACTTCCAATTATTTTTATGGAAAAAGACAATATAATATTTAATATATTATTATTTTTATCAATAAATAGTTTTTTATATAATAATCATAAAACAATAGAATTATTAGCATTAGATACATCATTTATTTCAGTAATAGTATTAAAACTTGGGTTTGATTTAGACATATATAAATTAAGTTGTGCATTTATAATATTATTTTTAATAAAATATAATTATAATGAAAGTGAATTACATTCAATATTATTATTTATATGTGCATTTAAAAAATCAATAAATAATTTACAAATATTTTTCATAAATGCATTATTTATAATAATAACTTTCATATTAAGACATCAAACAAAAAAAACATTTTTATGGCATTTAAGTTGTTTATTTGGAATATTATCAGGATTATATTTAGAAAACAAACTTATTTTTTAATATTATCAAAAAAATTCCAAAAATAATAAAAAATATCATTTACAAATTCATTAATAATTTCATTATTTTTTTTAATTTCTTCTAATTGTTTATCTTGTCCATTTTTACCATGAATAGGATTTGAAAAAATATTATTTTTATTTTTATTGATATTATGATTTATTACTGTATTTATATCTTTTTGATTTAAATTAGTATCATTATTCATACTAAATTAAAGAAATAAAAAAAATTAATTATACGAAAAAATAAAATTTAATTAATAATTAATCAATCTTTAACAACAACTTAACTTTTTGCAATAATAAAACTTGGGGTAGAAGCGATTCCGCAAACTCCAGGATCATTTGTAGAACTTGAACGTCCAATTTTAACATATCCTTCGTCTCCCCAACTGCTTGACCATGAATTTTTAACAAGCCAATAATCTTCGCCATTTTCAGTTCCATAACCAACAACTAAAACACCATGGTCTAAGTTAGTTCCACATTCACTTCCAGTAATAACACCTGATTTGTAAAATTGAAATACTTTTGTATCAGCTTCAATAGCAACAGAAACTGGTTGTAAAGCAACAGCAGCAGTCATGTCTTGTTGATTATTAGGAACAACATCAGCACATCCAGAAAAATAAGCATATTTTTCACATCCACCTTCACAAGTTCCTTGTTCAGCATGATAACTATAATCGTTTTCTAAACACATACCGTTATCAATAGCATATCCAAAAGCATAATCCATTAATCCACCATTACAACCATGATTACCATAAGATTTAAAACCAGAAGAACAATCAACAAGTTGTTGTTCAGATAAACTAATTAAGTCTCCAGTTTCAATAGCCCATGCACCTTCCATAGCACCAGTAGCAGAAAAACTCCAGCAACTTCCACATTGTCCTTGGTCTTTAACAGGTGTGACAGCATTATGTTCTCTCCAATCGAAACTTTGTGGTAAAGATTGATAATCGTAAGTTGATTGAAACATAGAGCATTTTGTTCTATCTAAATTTAATCCTAAATTTAATTCATGAGTTTCTAAATCACCAAGATGATTCATTTCTAATAAAAAAGTATTATTTCCTGCAGAATTATGATGATGTATAAATTTGTGATTTTCAATAAAAATATTTAATCTTTTATTATATTCTAAAAGAGTAGTATATTTCTTGTTAAATTTAACAGAAAAATCATTAAAAAGTTGTTTGTAATCAAAAGATTGTACATTAACAAAAAGTAGAGATAGTATAAAAAGCGCGTTCATTATAAATATTATTTATAAAAAAAACTTTAAATTAAAAGTAAATAAAAAATAAAAATTTCTATATAATTTCTTATTTAAAATTTGAAATTATTTTTTCAAAAACATAAAATTCATAATTTGTTCATCTAATTCAGGAATTGATCCTTCATCAAAAATTCCCAAACAATTAACATTACTAATTTGAATTTCATTTATTACATTACTATTTAAAATATCATTATAATTATAATTTATATTTAAACCATAAACTTTTAAAGTATATGATAAATATATGTTAAAATGATTTATATTACAAATAATTAAATTTAAAAATGGTTTTTTATAACTTGTAAAATAATATTTTAATTTTAAACAATTATTATCTTTTAACATTAAATTCATTATTTGAATATATCTAAATTTATTATCTTTATATTGTATTTTTTTAAATTTTTTAGTTTCAAAATTACATTTAAAGTTTAAATCTTCTAATTTATTTTTTTGAAATGGCTCATCCAATACTATTTGTCCTAAGTTCTTTAAATACAAATATTTTAATAAATAATGACAAATACAATCAGAAGCTCTACGAATTGGGGAAGTAAAATGGGTATATTCATCAACGCCTACTAAATCATGAGAAGCTACTTTTTCAATATAGGATGCTTGAATGCCATTTACAATAATTTCATGAATTAAATCTTCTCCATTTATATTAGAATCTAAATTTAAATTTAATAAAGATGAATCACAAGTTCTAAAAATACCAATTCCATCAAAATGAATTTTTAAATAAGTACCAATAAATGAATTACATAATATAGCAAATTCAGCAATCATTTGTTTCATCATTTTTTCTAATCTACTATCAACATGTAAATAAGGAATACTACAATTATAATAAATTAAAGATTGATTTAAATTATTTAATTTTACACCTAATGTTTTTTCGGATCTTTTCAATGCTAAAGCTTCTGAAATCATTAATCCAATTTTAAAACATTCAATATTTTCAACATTTTTTGATGCTAATTCATAAGAATATGCATTTTCTTTTTTTACTTTTATTTTTGTAAATAATAATTGAATATTATTTTTAGGTAAATAAGAATATTTATCAATTTCAATTTTAATACTTAATGCATTTTTAATATTACCATATTTATTTTCTATTAAACTCGATTTTTCCATAATTTCTTGAGGCATTAAATGTATAGCATCTCTATTAGAAGGATATTTAGTTATTATTTTATTTTCAATATTTAGCCATAAATCAGAATGTAATTCAATATATTCTGTTGGATCAGCAATATGAATATATAAAAATATATTTTGATTATTTTTATTATTTTTATTATTATTTTTATTTTTATTTATATTTATACTAAAAGCATCATCTGCATCCTTGCATCCTTCAGGATCAATACTATAAACTTCCAAGTCAGTTAAATCTATACGGTTTTCAATGGAATATAAATGAGGATATTTATTTGTTTTTAATAATAATTTATCATTAACTTTATCTCTTTTATCACCATATAATGGTTCTATATCTTTTGTATAAGAGTCTTCATAATAATTATTATTCATACAATAATAAATAATATATATTAATATTTAAGTTAAAATAAACTAAATAGAAAATAAAAATAAAATAAAAATAAAAATTAAAAATTTATTTAGATATATAATGATTTTATGAATTATCCAAGAATTTAAATGTTAATTTATCATTAATTTTTATAATAAAATTTTTATTTCTAAATGTTATCAAAGACAACGGTTGTATAGTTCAAAACTCTTCTATGAAAACAAAGAAATTGTCTTGATTAATGAAGTAGAGTTTATTCGCAAACGTTTCGTAGTCTAACTTATATACTTTTTCATACTTGAAATCATATGTGTTCGACACCTGGTAAATCTCATCTCAATCATCCTTTAGATAATAAGGAGCGAATATTACCATCAGAGTCACAAATATCATTTGTTTCAATATCACGAAGAATTCCGTCTTTATCTCTGTATGTCATAAACCCATGTCTGTGCCATTTTTTGAGTGTTTCTTTATCGGGGAAAGATGAGTTTGGTACAACAGCATCAACGAAACACTCAGGACAGATTACTGTGTTTTCTTCCGGGATATATTCGTATTCTTGCCCGTGGGGGAAAGTAGCCTCACATGAAACACATGATGCTCCATTGCGACAGTTTGATACTTTATTTCTATTTTTAGTAGCGTGTACTAAATAGTAGGAAGGATCAGAATCGGTTATTCTCGACATAATATATGGTATTTCCAAGTATTAACACTTAATAATGTTAGATGTTTCGATTTTTTTATGAATTACTTCAGAAGAATATAAAATATAATTATTTTTACTTATATATCCTGCTTTAGAATTAAGTTTTTTGTTTGTATTATTCATATTAAAATTATTATTTCTAGGCCATTCAACATTAGATGATTGAAACCATTTTCCATTATTAAATGTATTTTCTAAAAAAAACATCAGGTAAATAAAGTGCATTTTTTTGAATTCCATGCCATCCTCTTATAAATGAATGAATTTTGTCTTTATATAAATAAGTTATACTGTAATATTTAACAGGTATATGTAATCCTATTCCACCAGTTAAACGGCTTGTTGTTCTTGCATTATTTATTACTTTTTTAATAATATCTTTTTCTAATGTTTTGTTCCATGTTTTAACATTTCCAAGACATTCTCGTTGTTTCATTTCTTCATCATAAGCGGTCACAAAAAAGGCATCAGGAATAACTAAATTTAAATTAGGTTTTGTTCTTAATAAAAAGGATAAATAGCCTACACCTTTTAATCCGCTACTTCTTGTTCGTCCCACCCATTGTAAAATTATTTCTGGTAATAACTCGTATAATTTAGAAAAACTATTTACATGATCAATAACTTTAATACAATCTAATTTAGAATTCAAATTTTTATGCATAATTGCATGTGCAGCACAATTTTCCAGTTGAATAGCAGTTTGAAGGTTTAAAAAATGAGAAAAATCAGCGCTAATAACAAATAAAGTATTTTTCAAAGAAAATGAACTTAAATCAGGATTTGATTTAGACAACATGTTATACCCAATATACTTTTTAGTAGGAAAATACATTTGAAGAGTTTTATAGGGTACATAATATTCATGAAAATAATGAATATTATTTACATTATCATGTACATTATGATTTTTTCCCGAAGGTAAATAAATAATCAATATATAAGTAAATTTTTTTGTTGGTTGAAAACGCAAACTATGAGCTAATATATGTCCTGTATGTGAAGTTCCAGCATGTGGTAATACATAACCATGTAAATTATGTAAATAAATGGGTTCAAAATGAAATTTAGAAATATCTTTTTCAGAAAACCACATATATATTTATATATATTTATATATAATAATTTATTTTACATATAAAAAATTGAAATAAAATCTAAAACTATTAAAAAAATCAATATAAACAAGTATAATCAATAAATAATAAGTAAAAATCAAATATGCCGGCTTATACAGAAAATGGTGTTATTTATGTATCTGATACTATCAGATATCAAGAATTAAATGATAGATTAGAATCAATTAATGATATTGAATATTTAAAAAAAAAAATAGTAGATTTTTTTCAAAATAATGAACAAAAATCAAATAATATAGATAAATTAATTAAACAAAAAGAAGAAGAAATAAAAAAAATAAATCATGAAATTGATCAATTAAAAAAAGAAAAATGTCAATTATTTAACATTGAAAGGTCAATTATTAAAGATATGCAAGTGAAAGAATTTAAATTACATATAGCAAATGTGAGAAAAAATAATGAAGAATTAAGTAAAAAGCATATTATGTTTATTGATGACTACAGTACACCAATGATAAAGGAAATAACTGAAGATAATTTAATTAAAAATGAAGATGAAGATGAATATTATTTCACAGAAAATATTGTTAATGTTAAACAATTAAAAGATATTAAAGTATCATTTGGAGATATTATTGATAAATCAAGACATAGACATTATGGTTATACATTTGTAGGTGCTGATTTTAATCTTATTAATAATCAAAGAGAAAATGCATTAGACCAAGAATTTGGTGTTACTGTACCCTTAGAAATTTCAAGATATTTTAAAGACACATTAAAAAAATATAAATCTATTGAAGAAGATGCATGTATTCAAGCATATGAATTACCGTACTGGGATAAAACTGTTAAAACTTATCAAGTACCAAGAAATGCTAATTATTTATACACTTATTATTTTGATTATGATTTATATAAATGGATATTACACCTTTGCACATTTAAAACGCCGACTTTTTAATAAAATATATATTTAAAGACATATTAATAATATATATTAACAATGAATAGTAAGAAGTCTATATTGATTTGTTCTTAAAAGGTTTGAATTATTACGATGATAATCGGTTACGCTATATGCAAAATAATTCTTTTTTTACACCTTATAAAACTTCATACCTTTTGCACGAAAGGTTATAACCAAATTTTTACTATCTCGGCATTTTAAATGTGCAAAGGTGTAAAAGCAGAGCCAATCTATCATGATACTAATTTAAAAGTTTATACAAATGCTAAATTAAGAGAAAATTTAGAATTAATTAATTTTGATGAATTAGAAGATAGTGAATATGAAGATTATGATGATGATACCATTAATGAAACAATTAATTGAAAAATAGATTAAAAAAAATTGAATAATTTTAAAAAAAAAATTATAATACAAGGAAAATGCCACCAGTATCAAAAGATAATAATTCTTCAATTAGTACTCTTAATGGTATAAATACTTCCTATATTAATGATGATAATAATACAATTGTAGAACTTGTTAATGAACAACCAAAAATTTGTATGTTTATTGGAAATTTAAATAAAGAAAAATTTAATGAATATAGTATAGATGTTAATAATATTAAAAGTATTATTATTGGAGAAGGAATAAAACAAATTGATGAAAACACATTTAATAACGCACAAAATTTAGAATTTGTATTATTTCCTAAATCGATTGAAACAATTAGTTATAGATCTTTTTATCAAATACCAAAACTTTCTCAAGTATTATACAGAGAACCAAGTAATATGCGTGTTATTGGAGAAGAAGGTTTTGCTAATTGTGCACAATTAAAAGTATTTGGACCACTTTAATTATGAATATGAATTAAATTAAAGTAAAAATAAATTAAAATCATTTACATATTTAATGAATATAAATTTTATAAAAAATTGAATTTTTATTTAAAAATTAATATAATCTTTCAAAGAATTTTTACTAAAAATTTAAAAATGATATCCGCACTACCATCTACTTCTGTCTTTAATAGACTTGAGACTATTGTGAATAATAAAGATCAACCATTGAGTGAAATGGAATTAGTTAATGAATTAAGAAAAATTATTAATGCCCATGAAAACAATGAAAAGAAGAAAGAAGAAGAAAGAATTGCAGAATATTTTAGAAATAAAAAACAAGAAACAATTAATCATTTCAAAAAATACAATTTTTTTAACAAAGATTTAGTAGTAAATAATAAACATGAAGATGGTTCTGCAAATTTGCATGAATTTTCGAATGACTTTTATATGAGAAATGATTCATGTCCTTTTACATTTACACAAAAGGCAATAGACGAAGGTTATGAAAGAACATCTTATAGTAAAATCTTTGAGGAAAAAGAAAATTGGATTGAATATTTTCATTTTTCAGAGCCATTAAAAATTGGTGACATCATTGATACAGGAGGATTAAGACATATTGGATGGAGATTTGTAGGAGAATATAATACTCTTCATTCAGCCTATCTTGATATTCCTGATTATGAACAGGGAACAACAGTACCTATTGAAATATCAAGGAAATATATGGATACAGTAGCCCTTTATCAAAAAGAAGTTAAAGAAGAAGAAGAAGAAAAAGAAAAAAAGAATAAAAATAAGAAATATGAAGAAAAGTTTCCAGCAATTTATGCTTATGAGCTACCTTATTGGGATAAAACAGTAGAAAAATACGATGTTCCTAAGAATTCGAAATTTTTCTTTACTTACGAATATTTAAATTATGTTGACAATAAGTGGCACATGTACGTTCGTTCTGTGGATAATCCACATGAAAAAGTTGAAGTAAAACTTAGACTAAAACAAATTTCATCATATTTCGAAGATGATGAAGATTATATCACTTTTGAAGATATTAAGGAAGCATATTCTGATTAATCAGATGATACATCAATAATTCATCTAATTTTTTAAATAATTTATAAATAAACAATATTAATTTTTCCATAATAATAATTTAATTTATCTTTACATTCTTTTCTAAATCGTTTATAAGTATTAGCATTCATTTCTTCATAAGCAGGATAAAATTCATGATACTTCTTTTCTTCTTCTTTATACATTAAATCAACGGTTATTTGGGTACAAAGATCATTTAATTTTTCACTCCCAATATTTTTATAAAGTAAAGAATTAATACCATTTTTTTTCCATTTTTGAATATCAATTAATAATTTTTCATATTTTTGATATTCCATTGTTTTATTTTTTTCAATTTCAGTTGTTTTATACAATACATTTTTAGGTTTTCCGCTATTATTTTTTTCAATATCAATGACTGAGCCATTTTTAGGATAAATTAAATGATTTATTTTACTTTCTGACATACGTATTAATAAACTATCATCTTCACCACCCCAATTTCTAAAGTTATTAGGGTAACCATTTATTTTTTCAAAATCTTTTTTAGTAAAGGACATAACACCACCAGTAAATGGTTTTTTTCCTTTATTTTCACCTTCAATTCTATTTAAATCTTTTTTTAATTTATTTTTAATAAATTGATGTCTATATCTTGTTCCGCTTGCAGCTAAACACATAGGATATTTAGTTTTTTTTTGATAATAAGACAATAATTCATAATTAGGAATCATATCAACATCGCTAAAAATATAATAATCAAAAACGCCCATTTTATTTGCTTCAACATAACCAATATTTTTCAGTTTTCCAATATTAAAACCGCCTTCAGGGGATTGTTCAATAATAAAAATATGAAAATTAAATAAATTCCTGAAAATTGAAGTTAAAGCTTTTACAAAAACATTTTTTTGTTTATTTCTGCTATTATTTCCTGAATCTCTAAAACAAACAATAATAGCAACATTTTTTTTACTTTTTTTTAAAACCAATGGATTTTTCATATTCATATTTAAATGAATTTTCATCATTAATTGTTGTAAATAATCAAAAACACCATCAATAGTTAAATATTTTTTATAAAATTCATTAGCATTAACAGCAATTTGCTTACATTTTTTGTCATTTTTAATACACCATTTTATTTGGTCAATTAAATTACTTAAATCTTTTTTAACAGGAACAAAATGCTCATATTCAATCAATAAATGACTATACCATATTTTATAATCACTTTCACAAATTAAAATTACACTATTCATTCGCATTTCATAAGATAAACGAAAAGCACTTACATAACCATCAATATGTAAAATATATTTATATTTTGATTGTTCATCCATACTTAAACCTTCAATTAAACCAAAATTAAAATCTTTAGGATTAATAATTTTAATGGGTTCACCACTAAATTTTTTATCTCTGAGTTTCCAATCAGTAATTCCAGCGTTTAATAATTTTGGATATTCTAAACTTAATTGTGCTGCTTTTAAACGCATATTATTTTCTAAAGTAATACCACAACCAGTTGCTGAACCTCTAAATACACAAATATTTTTCTTTTTTTTCCAATCTAATTCCATTTTATGAAAAGAATTTGATTTATAAGAATTACTACATTTAGTACCTGTAAAATATTTATTACTATGGATATTCCAATCATCAGTAGTTGGTATTAACATATCTGCATATTCATTTGTTATAGATTGAGATAATATTGGACAGAATTTTTTAAATTTAAATTTTTGTTCAATACTAACATTTTTAGAATCAAATAAATGAAAATAGGGTTCAGTTAGTTTTTTTGTAATAATAGGTGCATCTCTGTAGTTTAAGAAAAACATAACATTAGGAATATTTCTATTTTTACATAATTCAACAAACATATTTTTAAAAACGTCAATATTTAAATCTCCTTCATACTCGGGAAATTGATTACGAAATACGCAATTATTTGCATGCCATTTTTTACGATTAAAATTTAATTTTCTTTTTCCATTTCTAAATTGTTCAGGATGATCATTGATGAATTGAATAATATTTTGACGAAGTTTATCTTGAATATGATGATAATCATTTTCTTGTAATAATTTTTTTTCTTCTAAAGAAAAATAAATTTTGTCAAACCAATTATTGATATAATCATAATTACTAAAAGGTAAATATAAAACTAATTCATTATTGTGAATAATAATAAAAATACCTTTTTTAATTTTGTAAAATATATAAGTAAAAGTATTTAAAATAGAAAGAATATCAATATTTTTATATAATTTAAAATAATCTTTAAAGTCAAATGATTTGTTTATTTTATTTTTATTTAATTTTTTATTTATAACATTATTTTTATTTTTTGATAAATAATACATAGCATTTAAGGTTCCATATTGATTAAAATCATCAACATCACCACATGTAAAGAATTTTTGATCAAAATAAGGAGTAGAAGAAAATTTAGGATTAGATATGTAATCTTTACCCCATTTTTTAGAATTAGTCAAACATTTTTCTTGAGTATTATAAGTATTATTTTTAATTTTACGAAATTTATTTAAATCAAATAAAATATTATTATTCATTTATCTATAATTAACATAGAAATTATAATTTTTATATAAATATAAATAATAATTAAATAAAAATAAATATAAAATAAGCAAAACATTATAAAAAAAATTAATTATATATTATCAAAATCCATCAACTAAAATTAATAAAAATGAAAAAATATTAAATTTATTAATAAAAGAAATAAATATTAATGAAAGAAAAAATATATACAAAATTTATTAATAAATTAATTAATAAATAATTAAGAAATAAATATAAACATATATTAATGAGTAAAATAAAAAAATTAAATAATACATATAATACATTTAACTCTAGTATAATCATTTTTATTATAATAATTTTTATACAAATATTATTTATAAATGGATTAGAAAAACAATTATTTAATTTTTTAATTAAAAATAAGGAATTACAAAGACCAGATGACAATTGTAAATTTGATAGTACGAATGATTGTTATGGTATGCCATCAGGACATATGGAAATAACAACGTTAATTGTATTATTTTGTATATATAAATTTAAATTACCAGTTTATATAGGATGTTTAATAATTTTAATAATGGGATTACAAAGATATATTACTAAAAGACATAATTTATTACAAATAATAAGTGGAATTTTAATAGCATCAATATATTATTATATATATAATTATACAAATTTTTCATGGATAAGTTTATGTATATGTTTATTTTTTATGTTTTTATATGTTATTATAATAGAAAGAATAATTAATAATAAATTAAATAATGATAAAATACCTCAATGGGTTGATAAAAGTATGTATAAAAAAATAAATGAAAAAATTAATACACCATTATGGAAAAAATATGTATCTATTTTATTTAGTTTATCGGCTATATATATGAATCAAACAAAATTATATATATCTTGGAATGAATTAGAAAATATTTTAGATAAAACAATTAAAGAAATAAAAAAGAAAAATATAAAATTTGATGGAATAGTAGGAATTAAAAGTGGAGGAGCAATAGTATCTGATTATATTTCAAATAAATTAAATATAAAAAATTATAAAATAAAATTATCATTAAAAGAAAATGGTTGTAAGAATGGTATGATACCACAAGATATTATAAAATCTATGATTGAAGATAATAGAAAAGATCAAATTATATGTGAAAAAATAAATGAAGATTTAACAAATAAAAATTTAATATTAATAGATGAAATAAGTAATACAGGAAATACAATTATTTCATCAATTAATTATTTATATAATAATAAAAAAGTTAAATATGTATATCCTTTAACTTTAACTAATTTTTTTATAATAAAAAAAAATATAAATAATGATTATAATATTGATAATATATATAATAATTACCAAGTTTTATGTTGGTCTTGGGGATGGGATAATTAGATACACAAATATTATTTTTTAATAAATATTTAAATAATTTATTAAAAAAATAAAACTAAATTAACTTAAAGATAAATTATTATATAAAAGTATAAGTATTATATGGTTAGATGGCCGAGTGGTCTAAGGCGGTAGACTTAAGATCTACTATCTTCGGATGCGTGGGTTCGAACCCCACTCTGACCAATATATTTATTATAATTATGTATTATAATTATGTATTATAATTATGTATTATAATAAATAATATAAACCAAATAATAAATAATACCAACCAAATAATAATAAATAAATTATTTTAATTGATATGATAAATCATGATGATTTAGTTTAAAAATTTTAACAGAATTATCTTTAAAATGAAAATTATCATTTACATTACCGTCATTAAAGTAGTTTCCATATCTATTTTTGAGAGAGTTATGACTATTAAAGGGAGCATATAAATAAGTATAACCAAATATTTGTTTTTTAACGTTATTATATTCAGCTAATGAGCATAAAGTTTTAGCGGGTCCTTTTAAAATATTATCTTTTTTATCTAATGTTAATTTGAAACAATCAATTGTACCAAAATGGCAATGATTATTTGGTTCTTTATTATATTTTAGACCATTTTTTTCTATAACATGTTTAATTTTAAAAAGTTTATTCCATTCTGGTTCAATAAATCCAATATCTATATCATTATCCCATGGTATAATACCACCATGTCTTTGTAATCCTAAAACGGAGCCGGCAACAGCAACATATTTAATATTATTTTTTTCTAATATATTATTTAATTTATTCATATCATCATAAGTTTTCACAGTATTATTTTTCATTTTAGGTAAAATGTGTTGATAAAATTTAAAATTGTCACTTTTTTCGTAATAAGGTAATAATTTTTTTTTACAAATAAATCGAATAAGTAAAGGATTATGGGTTTCTGTATTTTTATTAGGAGAAAAATATCCTTCTTTAGAGAATAAAACTTCACAATCATTTTGCGATGCTAATTCTTTAATCATATCCATATTATACAACCATCTTTTATGTTTAGTAGTATAAGATTTATCTTTTTCGTCATAAGTACTGTTTTTTTTTAATTCTTCATCATTAATTGAACGAACTTCAATACATATTAAACCATTAGGTTTTAAATTTCTAACAGAATTAATAAAAATTTTTCTTGAGATGTCATAAGGTAAAGCATGTAAAAACCATCTCATATAAATGACATCAAATAAAGTATTTAATGGTTTATTTACTAAAAATTGTAGAATATCTTTTTTTAATAATCTAAATTATTAAATTCTTTGTTTAAAACTCCATTAATGTCAACACCAATGGACATATTTCCTTTACTATAAAAAAAAACAGTATCTCTGCTATTACCTGAGCCTAAATCACATATTTTTAGATATACTTTATTATCATTATAATTTTTAAGATATTTAGAATAAACGAATTTGGAAAATGAACTAGGTTTTTTAATATCATCAGTATTATTTTTGTAATAAGTATCCCAAAAATTTTTATTTAGATTATTCATAATATTATAAATACATAAAAATAAAATTTATAATAGTTAAAATTATATTATAAATTAAAATTAATTAAATTGACATAAATTTATCATATGCTTTTATAGTTTTTTCATCTGTTTCACCAAACGTTTTTTTCGCATATAAATACATTTCAAAATATTTATCTTTATCAGAATATTGAGACGCAGACAAATCATTTTGAAAATTACCATTAGATACATGAATAGGATCACTTGTAGCAATTCGTGCATTCAAAATGTCTTGACATACGTCTTCATCTTCATCTTCATTTTCGTCATAAATATTTAAATCATTCATAATATCAATATTAATATTATCAATATTTAATAATAAATTATTAAAATTTTGTTTTTTAGAATTATTATCAAAATTATTTAAAATATCTTCGATATTTATGTAAAATTTTTTAGTAATTTTTTGTTTCCATTTATATTGATTTACATCAGGAACAATTAAATTTTCAACATTAGGAAGATTAAGTATTGTATTTTTTAATAATGGTGTTTCTGCATCAAAATGTATTCTTCTAAATTTATTTTTTTTATTTCTAGATAAAATATCTTTATTTAATTCAATTAATATATTTGTTAAATGTAAAATATCATTAATAGTATATATACTTGGATTAAAATTAATTAATTTTCTAGCTACATCAGTAATTGTTATTTGTCCATTAGTATGAATATCTTCTTCTCTTGATGATAAAACGCAAAATAAATATGGTTCAATATGAGTAATATTATTAGCATATTTAGGTCTTTTAATTGTGTTAAAATATCCTTCAATAAATTCTTTTTTAGCATTAAATTTTAAATAAGGTATTCCCCAATCATTTAAAAAAATACTAATATCATCATAATCTATATTATCATCATATTGATCAGCAACATTTTTCTTATTAATTACTAATTCTTCATTTTGAATAAATCTTATTTTTTGATTTTTCAAAGAACGATTAATAGGCATAATATTAATAATTTCAATTAAATAGTCTTTAATTTGTTGAGCACTTAAGTCTAATTCATTATTAAAAAATTGTAAAAATTTTTGAATAAATAAAATAGTTTTTAATTCCCAAGGTCTTTGAAAACTATTACCAAAACCAGGTCTATTAAAAAATATATTATTATCTTTAACAAATTGTCTTGATTGAATTGATCTAATAGATTTAACATGTGATTCACTTTGTGATTCAAATAAAACATTATTGATTAATAAACGCATACCATCATTAGGAAAATATAGTTTATTAGTTGTAAAAATAATTTTAGAATTATTTTTTTCAATTAAATCAAGCCATTCATTTCCCATAGATAATTTTCTTGAAAATCTATCAATAGAATAGTAATAATAAGTCTTATCTTTATTTTTGCTAAAAATATCTTTCATTGTTTCAGTATAATATGAATTATTATATGCAGAATGTCCGTCAAATATTAATATTTCTATATCATTATTATTTAAATTACATAAATTATTAAGTCTAATAATTTCAGTTTTTTGTTTATGAAGACTAATTTGATTATCTCCTTTTTGTTGTACTGAAACACGTAAAATTAAAATAATAGGTTTGTCAATATTAATATTAATAATATTTTGACTTAACTCATTTACATTAATATCATTAACTGTTGAAAAACTTCTTTTAGACATATATGTTTTATGTATCATAACATTATATATTAATTAATTCAATTTTTTATAGATTTATAAATATATTATAACTAATAATGTAAATAAGTATTTTAATGATATAAATGCATCAAAATACACGTGACAAAATCCCAGTCTTCATCCATCAACATAAAATATTTTTTTTTATTATTATTATTTTCAGGAACACCAATAAAAATTTCATTGAAATATTTAACATAAATTTTATCAATATCATTATTTTGAGAAGAAATAAATTCAATAAATTCTCTATCATTTTTTAAATTAGCACCAATAAAAAAAGAATATAATTCTCTTGTATTTCCACTCATTGATTGTTCATTTTTAATAATGTTATGTAATTTATTATATTTATCAATTAATGATAAATGTGTATAATCTTCAATTAATAGCATTTGTACATCAGTAATTTTCTCATTTCGACAATAAGGACAATTATTTATTTTAGTTTCACAATTCCCACATATATTTTTTGAGCAGTTGCAGTTAAATACAATTGTTTTTTGAGTACAATGATTAAAACAAATAATACATTCAGTATATTCAGTATTATTCACTTCTGTCATCATTTTAAATAGTAATTATAATATAAAATAACTAAAAATTCAATTTTTTATAATTTATACAATATACAATATACAATATACAATATAGAATATACAATATACAATATACAATATACAATATATAATATACAATTTATATACTATATAATCCATTTTTTGAAATAAAATACATTTTACGCATTATATAAGCTAAAGAAGCAGCAGAATGTCCATCATAATTAGTATTTAAAGAATGTTTTATGTAATTAATTTTTTCATTTGAAGAAAACATAAAATTATTTTCAACATTAGTGCCATAATCACGAATAATATTCCATGCATCTAAATAATTAATTGTAAAAAAAGCTGAAACACACATTTCTTTTTCACTTTTATGAAAATAGTTTCCCAAGTATAATATATAAAGCCATGATGTACATAAACTTTCTTCTTTAGTTAAAAATTGATAATTTTGTTTGTTTTCAATAAAATGTGAAAAGTATAATTTAGCAAACAATAAATTAATATTATTTAAATATGAAATAAATAAATCATCATTTAGTATATAATTTTTAAAAAAACTTAATAAATCTTCAATATTTAATGCTTTAGAATTATCACAATTTAAAATATTTATTAATTCTTTATTTTTTTGTTCAATTAAAAAATGGTCAATATAAATTTTTTTTTTAATATCCAAAGGTAATTTTGAAATAATATTCATAATAAAAAAGAATAATAAAAAATAATAATATTAAAAACAAAAAAAAAATTAATAAATCAATTTTTAAATTTTGCGATTTAAATATAAAAAATAAATTCATAACATATATATACATATACATGTCTTATGAAATAGAAAAAAATTTTTATATATTTGATGAAAGAAATATAAAAGAAGAATTAAGTAATTTAGAAACAAAATATAGTATTCATTTATTAAAAACATATAAAACAAAAGTAAATGGATTAATGGTACGATTACGTGATGAAGGTTTTAGAAAAACATTCACAATTAAGCATAAAAATAAAATAAATAATAAATACAATAAGGAATATGAAGTAAATGTTTCAAATATAGATGAAACGTTAAATATGTTGGGTTTATTAGGATTTCATGATTTTAAGTATTCAGAAAAAATAAGAGAAACATATTTTTATAAAAATTCAGAAATATGTTTTGATTATGTACCAGGACAATGTAATTTTTTACAAATAGAAAGTAAAAGTCAAAATGAATTAGATTATTTAATTAACAAATTTAATTTAATCAATGAAGATGATTCAAAGAAACATGCTGAATATTTTGGAATAAACAAAGAAGAATTAAATAAAATAGAAATCAAATACACAAATTTAGATAAAATAAAGAAGTTAGTAAAACGGAATGATGAAGAATTTGATGATTTAATAAAACAACAAAAAATAATGTACAAAAATTTACAGAAAGAAAAACAAAAAGAAAAACAACAAAAAATAGTAAAATAATAAATAGAAAATAAATAAAAATTATAAATATAAAAAAATGATTTTATTTTAAATAATAAGAAAACAATAAGAATAAAAATAATAAGAAAACAAGAATAATAAACAAATGTTAGTTTTTCAAACAGAAAAATTAATAAAAGCAAAAGTAATCAAACGTCCATCATCATCAATAAAAACGCCATATGTAGCTGATGTTCAATTAGTAGATGATGATTATGATGTAATAGATAATAATATTTATTTAGCACATAGTCCATCACTAGGATGTTGTGGATTATCAGATAAAGACGCAATTGTATGTGTAAGTATTAGTACAAATCCAAATACAAAAACTAATTATACAATAGAATTATGTTGTTTTAATGAAATAAAAA